TCCATTGTTAACAATCTCACAAGCATCAAGAGTATCAAACAATTGTTCACCTGTCATCTGAATAGCACAGGCTAAAGCCATTGAACCAACGTTAGGTATCTCTTCTAATTCTTCCTCAAAAGAAAGGTTCGGCCATTGCGAAATAAATCTACCAATTCTACCATGAAAGGGATGCTCAATAACAACAGGCATTGTTGCTCTTTTACCATCAGACTTCATTACAATGGTGTCTCCAATTTCAAATGTAATTGTATCATTCATCTTAGTCAGATACTTCTTTAGAGTTTCAATGTCTAAAACGAAAGAACCCTCATCTTCAGACTCAACAGATATTGATTCTATAACTGTTGTAGATTCATCTGAATTAATCAATAATAGAGAGTTATCCTCTAATTGAAAATAAATATACTTCCCTAAAGACTTTGAAGATAGGCCACTCGATGATGCCCACTTTCCCTTCATTTCTACATTTTTCAATGCTTCAACAATCTCTTTTTTATTTACTTCTATTTCCATAATATCACCTTACTTTCGCTAACGGGGAACAGTAGGAAGACACCAATCTCCCTCACCAAACCTTTACTGAGTTTCCTCAGATGAAAGGGCGATGAACTGCACTGTTTTTATTTGGTAAACCCCTAAATAGCGAATTAAATTTCCCTCGTTTGTATTTCAGGCACACCGTTCCATTTGGCGGTATTCCCTTTCGATTCAAAGATGGTCCACGTCTTACCAATCATACCCGGATTAGTTTTACTTGCCTTGAGTCGAGCAGTATATTTGATGTTGTTACCTACACTTTCATCTCTGATACTCAACATTTGAAGCATCTTATCTGGAACATCCTTATTCCAAGAAGGTACAAAACCTGTTGGTGTAGGATTCATGTGGTCATTGAATGTCGGCTTCAAATGAGTGATGAAAATCTTATCGCAATTCAACTTCAGCGCACTAATGAATAACTCATTGTGGTCGATGTTTCTTGCCCCATATGCGGTTGGAGGAATTGGTTCTTGCATCTTCCTTCTATCACCCTTTACTCTTTCATAGCGCAATTTATTTGTTACACAATCGTTCCATTTATCCATTCCGTCTACAACAATGGCTCTGACATTTATATTTTCATCAGCAATCATTTCTTCTGTTTCTCTGATGAAGTTCAGAGCGTTCTGCATAGTCAGAGAATAATTCTCTGTACCATCACTATTGTAATGATTAGGGCAGTAAACGAAAATATTCTCATCAGAATCCCAACAGGTTTTCCATGTTGCTTCTGCTCCATCATCGAAGTCTAAGAAACGAATAATATGTCCTTCTTTGATTTCTTCCTCTGTTCGTATATCAAGACCTAATCCAGATTTACCCTTCTTTGCTTGTCCTTCTATTGATAGAACCATAAACGAGTGTTTCCTTGTTAATTGTTCTTTTCTTGCTTCAGCCGTTAATTTCTTCCAATGTTGATATTGAAGTTCTTTTTGAACCTCTGAATCAACGGCTTGCTTTGGTTTATTCATTGATGTTAATCCCATAATTATCTCTCCTTAAAATAGAGTGGGGGAGTAGAAAGACAGCCTACCAAGTCCGGTTGACTATCTTGCCCATATGGACGATGATTTCTACTATTAGTGGGCAAACCCCTAAACTCTATTTTATTCAGAACCAACTGTAGTCGTCATCCTCCGATGGTTGAACAGGAATATCTGCACTACCATGTCTATCCACCACATATAACCCTAGAACGTTGATACTGACGTTTGACAGTTCACCATCAACTTCTCTCTGAGAGGTTCGACCGACAACAATAATGTTGCTACCGATTCCGAAATCAATATCAATATTGGAGGGAACCCAACATGCGGTTGAAGAAAATCCATCTCCTTCATAATCGAAGTCTGCATTCAAATCACTAAGATAAACCACTCGATTCCCATTATCATAAGCCTGAAGATTCATATTAGCCACATTACCATCTGTGACGACAATTCTTTCAGAATATGCTTTATGTGAATTATCTACATGATAAGAGTCAAGAGCGACTAACGCAGAAATCCTTTCACTTAAATTCTCTTGAACGAGATTAAGGATGTCCATTTCTTCATCTAAGTAAGATAGAGAATTAATTGTACTCCCGTCTTTTCTTGCACTCAGATTACTTGGGTTGTTAGAGTTAGGCACACAATCAAATTCACATAGAGCAAATGTTCGGGGGTGGAAATCCCTTGCTTGCTCTCCATTAACTCGCAACTGATACTTACCAATTTCTCCATCACCAACAGTACCGATAAACATCAATGTCCGCTGCCATCGGGTAGCGGGTAGAGGTTTTCCATAAGTCTTGTTTGGCTGTCCATTTGCCCAAGCCTTTCGACTATCAACAGGGATAAGCCAGCGGTCATCATCAACTTGCATGGGTTCGGTTTCAGGGAGTTTTTCCATCACTTTAGTATTCGATTCCCCTGCTAATACCAGAGTTACCTCATATCTACCATCAGACAATTGGACTGCCATAGCAGCCGTTCCAGCCTGTAGTACAGAATCAGCATCTCTTTGGTATTCGGCCAAAAGCGTATTCCTATTCCTTTCTTCCCAATCAGTGGCGTTCTCTACAGCCCAAAAGAAACCTTTCGCCTTTTGGGTATATGTAGGTCCAGTGTATTCTGTTGTCGTTTTTTCTCCACTGTCGTCCTTTTTCATTCGTGCTCTGGTCTGAGCGAATTTAGACCTGAATACACTTCGAGCAACTAAGAGTCCCTCTTCGCTATTCAAATCCAAACTATTCTCAGTGACAATACTATCAAAGATAGCCGAAGCATCCTCAACAGTAATGCCAATAACCTCGGCATACTTTTCTATTTCATCTTTCATTTTTTCTTCCATTTTATCATTCTCCATTTTTTTCATTCATTTTTTTTTCTTTCTTTACTTACCTCAATTGAGATATTACCCAAGAAACTAATACTCTTGGGGTCATTGAATTTCCTCTCCATTCTGCTTCACCAACTGCTCTTAAATATTTGAATTTTAGATTATCTGTCATATCACTTTTAACAATAACTTCATGTAATCCATAACAAATGTCTTTCACAGTTTTTCCAGAATATAGGGCATCATGCAATTCAGTTAACGCTTGATTGTATTTTTCTTCTACTAATAAGTTCAGCATCTTATCGTAACGCTCCAAACTTTTGTCTGTCTGTTTTCTTAGACTTATCCCACTAGCAAGTGCGGCTTGCAGTTCCGTTATTGTTCTACGAACATCACCGTTATAGTGGCTTATAAAAGTGGCTAAGTCTGTCTCTGAAGGCAATGATAATTCTTCATTTTGAAGAATCGTCTTCAGCAATGTTGAGATTGTAGCGTTATCTAATATTGAAAAATAATAGTTAGCACAACGAGATTGTAGAGGATAAATTATCTTACTTCTATCATTGGCAGTAATAACAAACCTCACATTATGTGCGTACCTTTCCATGATTCTTTTCAAGGCATTTTGAGCGTCGGGAGTCATACCGTCTAATTCATCCAGATGAATGATTTTGAATGGTACATCACCTATTGCTCGCTGTTGCGCTACATCTTTGATAGTAGTACGCACTACTTCTAAACGCCTATCATCGCTTGCATTAATCTCAAAATAATTAGAATCTATTTCATGCTTTAACATCTCTAATGCGAGAATACCTGCTGCGGCAGTCTTACCTACACCAGCCGGTCCATGCAATAATACATTAGGCATATCTTTATTTTCAATCCAATTCTCAGCGTCTAACTTGAAACTCTCTTGTCCAATCAATTGCTGTATATTCTTCGGTCTATACTTCTCTGTCCATAACATATCTAAAACCACCCTTCTAATTTCAAAGTCCTATCAGGTGTAATCGGTGCATTTCTTTGTTTCTTTCTATCTTTCATACCTATCACTCTACTTTCATCACTTCTTAGTCTCTTCTTTGCCCACATTTCAAATTCTTCATCTTGTAATAGTTGAGGTAACAAATAACCCTGATTGGGTTTTATTTTCAATTTTCTCAGAATTGAGGGAATCTTGGAATATTTACCTCTCTTTGGATAATTGATTTTAGAATGCATTCTACCATCATGAGTATAGGCTAATAATTCATAGAAGTATTTCTGTGACCATCTTCTCTTTACTCTACCATCAACAAACGCTAACTTGTTAGGATGCAGGTTCATACCTAACCAAGTCATTATTTGAACATCAGCGGGTTTGTTCTCCTTTAGATTATTAGCCACTTCATCTCTATTGGTATTCTTCAAATAATCCTGAATTAAATCAAAGACACTCATCTCTGAATTCTTTGGGCTTTCACTTCTTGGTGCTAACTCTTTGATTGTCTCCAAGATATGCGGAGTTGTTCCTGCTCTCCTTAATTTACAGGAGTTCTTAATCTCCGAGGAGACATCTTTTTCATTATTTGAAGTTAAAATAATAGTAGTTTTACAGTGACGTATCACATTCATGATAACATCTTTATTGGCCTTGTAATGTACCTCTTCAATAATGATATCATTTTCAAGAGATTTCCAATCATTAGGTTTAATCTCATTAGCATAATACATGACATGATTTTCACTAACTAATGATTTAGCCATCGTGGTTTTACCCGTTCCGGTTTTACCCGTTATCAATATTGGTCGTTCTTTATTTCCCATTGAAACTAATGTCAGGCGCTCCACTCTCCTTTTATTTCTAATATTCTATCAAACCCCTTTTGGGTTAGATGGTGTTTGTTTGCTACTATGGTTAAGGCTTCAAGAAAGGAATCAAATTTATTATTCCAATTCTCTAATTCGGGTGGAATCAACCTAAACAAATCTAACAAGTTATCCACGTTAGTTATTCTGAGTAAAGGGTAGGGTCTGTTTTCTTTCTCTTTACTTCTATAATAGGTATCTATTCCGTTCTCTTCTAATGTTTCTTTCAGACCCAAAATGAAAGAGTTATTCAGTGCTCTGAAATGCACCTTTAATCGTATTCTATAACCAATAGATTGTTTGTCATCCTTTTCAATAGAAATCTCAGGACTTGCTAATGCAACAATAATCCCTTCAAGTTGTTCTTTCGTAAACATCTACTGTAACTCCCAAAAATTCACTCTTTATTCTTTGAAATTCTAATCCTTCAGATATTAAATGAATCACTTTTTTTGTTTCTTTTATTTCATCAGGGAACACCCATTGAATATGTGTCCCTTGATATAAATTGAATAATTCCGCCATCTCAAAATTAATATGCTCTAACATCGGTATAAATTTCTTTAAACCGAAGGACTTTTTGATGGCGTGACTAATGACAGATAAGTCTCTCTCACCTATATTACCATATACCATATAATTGAATATAGTTATTTTTCCATATATGTTAGTCCATTCTTGCTTTATGTCGTTACTCTTATGAATTTCCATTACTATCCCGCCTTGCCGTTGTCGCCGCCTTTCAATGGTAGTAATAATCTCACCCCTTATACATTACCTCCGTGAAGATAAACGTCTAGCGTTTTCTCCAATTGTCGGGTACTAAATTTATGTAAATTAGAAAGTCTACTCATCTCCATTCCACTTTCTATTAAAAACCCAGTTAAAATGAATATTCTGTTATCCTTCCTGCCCCATTTATGTTTTCTACAATGTAAACAGGTTGCTTTTCTTGGGTCATTTGTAATATAGGTAATTGTATTTTTATCTGTTGTGCATATCAATTTATCATCAGGATTAGGTTCATACTCAGAAAATTCTAAAATATTATCTTTACTTAATTTACCTTCTTTAAGAAAATTATAATTCAGATGAATATGATATTTTAATTTGACTTTAGTTCCTAATATTCGTAAACAGTCAGGACAAGAGACTATTGTTTTATCAGTAGTTATTCTGGTGTTTTTAAAGAACCTATCACAGAGAATGTTTCCATTGCTTATAGTTCCTGAATAATAACAGATTGCAGTCATTTTTACACCATATTTTGAATGTCTTCTAACGTATTGATATCAGATACAGGTTTATCGTGTCTTATCCTAAGAAGCCGTGGGAATCTTAATCCTAAATTACCTTCACTATCAGTGGTTATCAAATCACAAGTCACCTCTAAAACTATTCTTGGTGAAAGGATATGAGTCCCGTTGTCTACTGATAGGATTATCTTCCTCGCCTCATTAGTTAAGTAAATTAAATCTATTTCTGAAAAACCCGTACCTACGCTTCCAATGGACAATAAATCATTTTTATCTTTAACAGCAATATCATATGAACTAAAAACTGTTGCTCTTTTACCTTCCCCATAGCGCACACCTGTTACTACCACATCTAATTCAAATCTTGGTGGTTTATGTTTAGCCCAAGCAGTAGAACGCTTTCCACTTTCATATGGAGCATCTAAATCCTTAATCATAATTCCTTCATAACCATCATTAATTGCTAAATTATAGAATATATGATGTTGCATTTGGGGTGTTCTTTCTGTTAATTTTGGAAATTTATTTATTGTAGTTAGCCTTTGTTCAAAGGATAAATCCATTAGGTTTTCACCATTGAACATCATACAGTCAAACACGCCCAGTTCTACGGGGCATTTTTCAATGGCTTCTTGGATATTCTTAGAATGAATACGAGTTCCCATTTTCTTGAAAGGGGCAGGTCGCCCATCGTTCTCGATAGGATAGATTTCAGTATCAATAATAAAAGGCTCAGATATATCCCAAGAGTTCACTAACTCTACCATATCGGGGAATTTTCCTGTAACCACTTTCCCCTTCCGATTGAAGATGATGACTGTATCTCCTTTGTGAATTTGATATCTTGCTCCATCATACTTGTATTCAATAATAAATCGAGGAGGCCACTTTTCTTTAGGAACAACCTTGGCTAACATAGGGGCAATGAACCTACCTACTTTCAAATCATTAGGTGGGGTTTGTTCTTTACCATAGTACATAGCGATATCAGAAAGAGAATGCAATTGATGATGCTTTGTAATTTCGGCTACTTTCTTATCGTAAACTTTCGCTAAGAGTTTCTTTACTAAACCAGCATTGATTCCGTTTCTTGGGGTTCTCAACCAATATCTTAGGAACCATTTCTTCTCTAAAGCCGACATTGCAGAAAACGCATTCCTGAATATTTGAAATGATTTACCGTCACTTTTACTACAATCCATAGAAAGGAATGTGATTACAGTTTGGAGATTAAAATCTGAATCGTTAGCATCTTCTGTGAAGTGATACATTGCTTCACCTATATCACCATGAATGTAAATGGCCCCTTCTACTTCGTCATCAAATACCTCTAAAACATTAGTTATCCATTTCATGGCTTTCTTACTTGCAAGATTATTAACGGGTAGTTCCAAGGCTAATATCTCAATGAATGAGATATATTCTTCGGGATAATCTTTTGCTAAAATTCTTATTTTTCTTGTTGGTGTTAGTCCTTCTATTACTTGGTTTAATCTACTAAATTCTATCCATTTCATTATTATTCCTCTCACTCACCAAAATGCATCTCTGATTTTACGCACGATTTTCTTCACCTTCTTATCGTGCCACGGCAGTCCGTTGTTAGGACAACTGAAAGTATCCATTTTCGATTTAGGATGATAAGGACCAGTTCGTACCATGACTCCACGACTTACATCCATAACTGCCTTACATGCTCTACACTTGATTTCTTTCTTCTCATCACATTCAGTTTGATAATAATCAATTCCTATTCTATAACTCATTTTGTTCCCTCTTGTAAATAATCTTCTTTGTAAGTTGGGTTGTAACAAGTGCAATATTTCATACACTCCCAACAAGTGATAGCGTTGCCATGACACCAGCACCCCTTTATCTTCTTTCTCATTTCTCTTTCCCTTTCTGCTGTTCTTCTCTCTTCAGACGACAACAGCGCCCACATCGTTTGATATCCCTATTGGTGCTATCTGATATCTTATTATCACAATCCATACAGACACGAATCATTAGTAAGCACCCTCTCTTCCTTTACACCATGCCCAAAAAAGCACACCGCTGTAAGTAATAACTGATAAAATGAAAATATATACTGAGGCGCTCATTCCTCTTCACCCACTTGATATTTAATCCACAAAGAATCCGTTGGTTTTGAACGTACCATATTTGAAAGAGATAGCGTTCTACCAATTTGGCGAGAAGTAGGAACACTCATAGTCCCATGAATATTAATGTATAAATCACGAAGATAAAGAGAAGTGAATTCTGTATCTATAGGAATTTCTAACACAATATCAAGTAGTCTTTTTTCTATTACATATTTCGGTGAACTCAAGTTTGCTCACCATCTTGTTCTGTCCATCCCATTTTCAATACTTTTTGATTCTTCCACCATATTTGAATAGGGAAAATAAAGTAAGCCGAAAGTAATAACAAAACAAAAACAATTGCTCCTATCATTTCTCTTCACCTTTTCTTCTTTTAGGGGTTAAAATAATTTTGTAATTAATTCCTAAATCCTCTAATTCTAAAAGAATCTCTTGGGCAGACATATGACCAGATATTGACCAATCTAATTCCCAATCCATGCCTTCTAATCCAAATCCAGTATCAAAAGTTACTCCCCGTTTCTGTAAATTTTTACATAGACCGATGGCCTCGTCTACATTTTCAAAGGGAATTGTTACTCGATGATATACTAATGACATTAATTTTCCTCCACTTTTTCTTTATTTTTCCACCATGCCCAAAAGATAGTAACGGTATAAGTAACTAAAATAAATAATCCAAAAAATCTATTTGGAGCCATTTTTATTCCTCCTCTTCCTCAATTAAAGTCAACCCACACTTAGCACACCAAGCCATTCCTCTCAAAAAACACTTGTATTTATGAATGCATTTCTCCATTCTTACACCTCAATCTAAGGGATGAGTAATTTTTCTATCCCCTAATACCCAACGAAGGGATTTGACTACTCCCTCAAGAGCCTTGTAATTCCTCATATGAGTCATACGCTCTCTCTTAGAAATATCGGGCCTTTGCATTTGGGTGAAATGGTTATTCTGTTTTCTTTCTGCCATATCTAACATTTCTTCTATTTCATCCCAACTTCTATTGTAGGTAAAACTATTCATCTTCACCAATTCCAGCAGGAATAAACATTCTCAGCATTAAAGCATTAGACAATCCAATGGCATGTACGGTATCTTCATCTCCAGCACTTGCTGCTAATCCCATCATCATAGTATTGAAAGCCTGCATCAAGGGTATTGTCAGATTCCAAATCTCTGTAGCGTCTTCTCTGAATTTGTAAATATCATCATTATCTAATGTTGACATATGTAAGAGATGATATAACATAAATGCATGTTTATCTGTATCATTAAGTAAAGACTCTATTTCATTTTCAAAGGCTTCACTTACCTGAGTGGGAACATTATCCACCATCCAATTCACATGTTCCTCTACCCAATTATCGTAGGCTTCGTCCGTATATTTCCAAAATAATCCAGTTGACATTTATTCTTCCTCTCCTAATTTTTCTTCTATAGTTACCTTTTCTAAAATTTGCTTAAGATATATTATTTCTTCTAAATTAAGTCTGGCTCCTTTCTTTGTTGGTTTATTGTTTTCATAAAGACGAACATCAATATATTCTGTATTCCAATATTTACCCTTGACTATTTTCCATTCTTTAGAAGCATCCCTCGGTATTCTTCCGAGAAGAATATCTCCCTCATTCATTCAAGCACCATCAAAATCAAATTCATTTTCTGTTGCTACTGAATCCGAAGACCAAATTGCTATTTCTGTAGGCTCTTTATCTCCACCATCTATCAATACAGGGCTAAACGTCACATCAACACTTGCTGAATAATAATTATCGGTATCAATGGAGTGCATATTCTTTGCTACTTCTACGGCGAGAATACCGTTGTAAATAGCATCATCATAAGTAGCGATAATTTCGTTGTTCTTTTTAACAAAATATCTTGTGTCTAGATTTTTAGAGTCAGTTACTGCTTTTGCTATACCAAAGTTTTTCAAAATATATTTCATATCTTTGATATCAGATGGCTCTTGCCACATTTCAGGTAATCTATTTTCCATTGCTTTAATTGAATTAGCAATGGCTTGTCCAATAATAATTTGACCTCTCAATGAGAGTATAAACGAAACACATTGTTCTATCTTACTCATATCCTCCTCTCCTTTCTTCAAAATAACGCCTATTTTTTCTTCCTTTTTATCACTCATTTTGTTCTACCTCTTTACTAATAATTTCAAATCCTTCTTTACTTGCTAAACCATACACTATATCTACTCCGCATGAGTATTTTTGGTTAATCATACTCGCTACACTCACCACTACCTCTAACCAATCGTCAGGCATATCTATAGGAATTCCCGTATCTGTAGTAAGTTGTATAGCAACCGTAGGGAATTTATTCATCAGTTTCTCCTCCCTGAATATGGTAAATCTATTTCTTTTATTTCCCAAATTGACGGCTGATTCTCCAATTCTATCTGAGTGAAACTTCCCCACTCGTCTTCAAATCCCTGAACAAAACCAAACCATATAGGATATCCATTATAATCTTCCATTTCCATTTCGGTTGCAAACCAATACCAACCTGACATTGATTCCCACCCCTTGATTACTTTCTTTTCATTAATGTATAATCCATCTTCTCTTGTTTCTAATTTATTCATTCTTCTTCTCTCCTTTTATCTTCATCTCTTTTCTCTGGTGTATTCCCTTTAATACAAGAAATACATCTTCTAAATCCTCTATGTGCTAAATTAAAACATCGGCGGTGATTG